GGTCAACCTATGGGAGCATATTCATCTTGGAGTACTTTTACACTATCTCATCATGTAGTATTACATTATATACATCACACATTGAATCTTAAAGAAAAATTCTATATGATTCTTGGTGATGATATTGTAATCTATCACGATGAAGTAGCTAAAATGTACCAAGATATAATGAAACAACTTGATGTCGGGATTTCAATTCCAAAATCATGCATATCTTCAAATATGTATGAGTTTGCGAAAAGGATCTTTATCAATGGTAAGGAAGTTAGTGGGATCCAAATAGGGGGATTGTATAATAACGTAAATAAATACCACCTCTTATATCAATCGATATATGAAATAGTGTTTACTCGGTTATATACACCTCATGGAAATATAACAATCCCTAGTCTTTTTAGAAAACTATGGGAGATATTAGGGAAAGATAAAAGACGTATCGAGAACTTATGTTCAAGAATTAGCCTTTTACATAGTTTTAATAAATACCTTTTAGGAGATAAAACTCTCTTAGAAGAATATTTAATTAAATTATATCCTCATTATGAGGGACAACTTCATTTTCATGATGTTGTTAATTTAAATAACTATGTTTATCTCTCAATAAACTCTTCCATAGAATCTAAACAAGCAGAGTATATTAATTTTGCTGATGATTTATTAAAATCACCAGACATCATTAATCCTGCTACTTGGGGATTTGCCGACTCAGCAGACATATGGACATCTCCAATCTGGTTCATAACTCAAACTCCTATTTTTAGAAGTCTGGGAAATGTAATTGATGCTTTAAGTAGAGCTAAGAAATTAGACTCATTTAAAGAAATGATAGAAGTGCTTGCACTTCCTTCACCATCAGTATTCCAAGATAGAGCTTCCACTCGACTAATCGGTGCTAAAGCCAAATTAGCTAAAAGATTTTTAGCTGAATTTGAAACTTCAGTAATCCGAGGTCAACCAGCCACTATACCAAGTATTAACCTTGGGGGTTCTGTGTTGCGAAAAGCTAGTAATGATATAAACCAAATCATTTCATCATATGATAAAACAACTGGTTTATTACCAGGTCCACAATCAGCACCACCTAAAATGACTTTTTCAAGTAACATAAACGATTACATTTAAGTATTACGTTTAGTCATGTGAAAATAGAAAAATGTTTCCATTTTTAGTACTTTTAATATACCAATTATTAACTCTATGTTATCTTTATATGTAGCGTAAGCTACCAATTATCATGGACTAATGGAATGGTGAAAGAATTAATCTTTCTAACAATCCCATGTGCTCCATAGTGATTAAAGGTAAATCACGTACATGATAATATAAAGAATTAACATCCAATATATTAATTTCCGGTCTAG